GTATAATGGAACAAAATGGGTTGAAGTTGGTAGAAATCTTAATTTAACAGTAGCATAGGATAATAATATTATGTACGCACTTATAACAGACGGCTCAATAGCAAAATACTTGAATGGTAATAAAGGAATTACTATTGGAGATATTCAATACCCTAGAACTATTTTTACTCTATGGACTGCAAGTGAAAAAGCAGCAATAGGTATTTATGAGATAACTTTTGATGATAGTAATAAAAAAGATGAAGCATACTATATAAATACAAATCAAACTTACACTTATGATGCAGACGCTGGCACAGTAACAGCCGCATATGGTGACGCTACAGCTAAAGCTCATGCTAATGCAAATGCTACTGATAAGGATGGAGCTGATCTTGATCCAGTTGTAGTTATACCTGGATTAAAAACAAAATTTATAAAAATTATTAAACAACAAGTAGCTGGAATATTACAAGATACAGACTGGTATATTTTAAGAAAAGCAGATGCAAATACTGACGTGCCTTCAGCTATTACAACATTTAGAGCAGCTGTAAGAACTAAAGGGGCAGCAATGGAAACATTAATTACTAACGCATCTGATACACCAGCAATTGAAACTTTATACACGTATGTAAATACAGCTGATGAAGGGGACCCTGAAGTCATTGAAAGACCATTAGGAGAATTCCCAGAATTAGGATCTTAAAATGCCTTTAATTTTTGGAACTAACTCCATAAAAGATACAGGTTTTAATGTAGCTAACTCATTAAGGTTTGATGGTGCAGATCATTTAGTTAGATCAAAAGGTGGTTCTGAAACTGGTCTAACAAAAGGAACTTTTAGTTTTTGGGTTAAAAGAACTAATATAGATGGCAGTCAACATTTTCTTTATTCAAACACAGTTGCAGATACTAATAACAGAGGTTACATTAGTTGGAGAGATAGTGAAAAAATAAGAATTATAACTTCAACAAATAATAGTTCGGAACTTATTTTAGAAACAAGTCAATTATTTAGGGATCCATCAGCCTGGTCGCATATTGTATATTCTATAGACACAACCCAAAGCACAGCAGCAAATAGAGCAAAATTGTATGTTAATGGTACACAAGTTACAAGTTTTTCAACAGATACATATATGGATCAAAATTCTCAATGTGATATTTTTGAAGGTGGTCAAACTAATAAAGAATTTATTGGTGGACTGATAGGAAATACTTCAAATCTTCATTCGTATCTTTCAGAATACGTTTATATAGATGGTCTAGCATTAGCACCAACAGACTTTGGAGAATTTGACGAAGATAGTGGAATATGGAAACCAATAGATGTATCTGGTTTAACTTTTGGAACTAATGGATTTTATTTAGAATTTAAACAAGCTGGAACAGGAACAAATGCTAGTGGTATGGGTGCAGATACATCTGGTAATACTAATCACTTTGCAGTTACTAACCTTACAGCAGTAGATCAGTCTACCGATACTTGCACAAATAATTTTGCAACATTAAATCCTTTAGATGTATATGCTTCAAAAACTGGAGTATTATCAGAAGGTAATTTAAAATTAACTGCTACAGCTTCACAATTACATACAGCAGTTGGAACAATAGCACCATCAAACGGTAAATGGTATTTGGAAGTTGAATTAGATGCAATAAGTAGTTCAAATAACTCAAATGTGGGAATATCAGATTTAGCAAAAGATGATAAATCAAATATGCCTAGTAAAAAAACTTGGGGATATGGTTATAATCCAGATGGCACTAAACAAAATAACGGAAGTGATTCATCTTATGGAAATAGTTATACTGCTGGTGATATTATTGGTGTTGCTATGGATTTAGATAATGGTGCAGTTTATTTTTCTAAAAATGGTACTTTTCAAGCTAGTGGCGATCCCACAAGTGGTGCTTCTAAAACAAATGCAGCTTTTACATGGACACCAGATGCTTCAATGAATTGGGTACCTTATGTAGCTGATAACACAAGTGGTGTTGCTTTTACTTGGATTACTAACTTTGGCTCTCCACCTACAGCAATCTCATCAAGCAATGCAGATGGTAATGGATTTGGAAACTTTGAATTTGCAGTACCTAGTGGCTATTTTGCACTTAACACAAAAAACCTAGCGGAGAATGGATAATGGCTTATACAGATATAGACAAACCATCAGATTATTTTAATATAGTTTTATATACTGGTAATGCTGGAACACAAGCAATTACAGGAGTGGGATTTGCACCAAATTGGGTTTGGGGTAAAGCAAGAAATGCCACAGAGGGACATTCTTTGCATGATACAGTTAGAGGAACAGGAAAAAATATATTAGCAAATAGTGCTGGTGCTGAAGAAGCTATAGCAAGTGTAACAGCATTTGGTTCAGATGGTTTTACTCTCGGTAGTAATGCTCACATGAATAATAATAACTCACCCACGGTGGCCTGGTGTTGGAGGGCTGGAACGACTATTTCATCAACTAGCACATCCGGTTCTGGTACAGCTAAAACTTATACAGGATCGGTAAATACAGACGCTGGTTTTTCAATAATTAGATATGTTGGAAATGGAACAGCTGGTCACACAATTCCACATCATCTAGGTGCAAAACCTGACGTAATATTAATAAAACATTTAGGCGATGGTCAACAATGGGCTACGCAATGGTCGCCTTTAGGTGCAACAAAAGTTATGAGATGGGCTACTAACAATGTTGTTTCAGATAGTAATACCAGATGGAATGATACTGAACCAACATCTTCTGTTTTTACACTTGGTAGTGAAGCAGAAGGTAATACAAATGACGGAAATCATATTGCCTATTGTTTTACAAATATACAAGGTTACTCAAAAGTTGGAAGCTACACAGGTAATGGAAATGTTGATGGACCATTTGTTTACACAGGATTTAAACCAGCATTTGTTATGACAAAAAGAACAGATAGTACTGGTGATTGGGCTATCATGGATAATAAAAGAAATCCATTTAATGTTATGAATAAATATTTAAAAGCACAAGGTGCTGATGCTGAAAGTACAGATGAAAGTTTTAATATAGATGGATTATCTAATGGTTTTAAACTTAGATATAATAATAGTAACTATAATGCTTCTGGTGGTGCATACATTTACATGGCTTTTGCAGAAACTCAATTCGTATCAAGTGGAAACGTGCCTGGAACGGCAAGATAATTATGCTTCAAAAAGTAAACTTTCAACCTGGATTTAATAAACAAGTTACATCAACTGGCGGCGAGAGCCAATGGGTTAATGGTGACAATGTTAGATTTAGATATGGTTTACCTGAAAAAATAGGTGGCTGGGCTCAATTAGGTTCCGTTGATATTACAGGACGTAATACAGCTATTCACCATTTTATTAATACATCAGGTATTAAGTACGCAATTTTAGGAACTAACAGAATTTTATATGCATACTCTGGTGGTATTTTCTACGATATTACTCCTCTTAAAAGCACAACAACTTTAACAAGTGCTTTTAGTTCAACTAATGGTTCAGCTGCAATTACAATAACTTTTGCATCACCACATAATATAAATAAAGGTGATATTATTTTATTGGATAATTTTTCATCTATTACTAATTCTGGTTTTACAGCTTCTAATTTTGACGATAAAAAATTTCAAGTAACATCTATACCAACAACAACTACTTTAACAATTACACTGCCTTCTAATGAATCCGGTTCTGGTGCATCTACATCTGGTGGTATTAGAATAAAACATTATTTTTCAATTGGACCTGCAGCTGAAGTTGCATCTACTGGTTGGGGACTAGGCTCATGGGGTGGTACATTATCTGGAACATTTACATCAACCTTATCATCATCAATTAATGCATCGGTTACAACTCTAACTATGGCCAGCGCATCATCTTTCCCATCTTCAGGTAGAATTATTATAGGCCAAGAAATAATTATTTATACAGGTGTAAGTGGTAATAATTTAACGGGTTTAACAAGAGGAGCATTAGGTACAACTGCTGCTATTCATTCATCAGGAGCCACTGTAAGAGATTCTTCAAGTTACGCTGGTTGGAACACCGCTGTATCAGGGGATGTTATAACAGACCCTGGTTTATGGTCGTTAGATAATTTTGGTAATAAATTAATAGCTACAATTTTTAATGGAGAAAGTTTTGAATGGGATTCAGATCCAACAACAGCTAATACAACAAGAGCAACAATTATAACAGGTGCTCCAACAGGTTCTAGGTTTAGCCTTATATCTACACCAGATAGACATTTAATTTTTTTTGGAACTGAAACAACTATTGGAACTAAATCTACGCAAGATGAAATGTTTATTAG